TTGCACGCTTACTAGGAGGAAAAAATGGCGGATGAAAACCAAACACCTCAAAACGAGGTGGACTTAGACACTGATGGAGTCAATGAAGAAACTATCGATGTCAATCAAAAACAAGCAGAACCTGATCCAACACATCTCCCAAAAGAGAATGTTGATTTAGGTTATACTGATATTTCTAAACCTGAAGAAGAAAAAGAAACAAAGGTTGAAGAAAAACCAGTAGAAGAAAAAGTTGAGAAGACTGAGAAAAAACCAGTAACTGACAACTTAACAAAAAAAACTTCTGATTATCAGAAAAGAATCAACGAACTTGTGTTCAAGCAAAAAGAAGCTGAACGTAGAGAACAAGCTGCATTAAAATATGCAAAAGGTCTCAAAAAAAAGTTCTCTGATTTAGAAAAAACATCAGAAGAAACAAGCAACAACTATTTAAAAGAATATGATGCACGGGTAGATTCGGAAACAGATAAACAAAAAAAACTGTTAAAAGAAGCTATCGATGCACAAGATTCAGAAAGAATAGCTGATGCAAACGCAGCCATAGCTAAGCTTGCAGTTGAGAAAGAAAAAGTAAATGTTTCTTTAACCGCAAAAAAAGCTAAAGAAGAGGCAGCAAAGCAAAACAAAGCTGAAGAGTCAGCTGAAGCAGAGACTACACCACCGCCAGTCAGCGAAAAAGCGACTGATTGGGCGACGAGGAATCCGTGGTTTGGTACTGATGAAGTCATGACAGGTGCAGCGATGTCCATTCACCAGCAGTTAATCAACCAAGGGGTTGTTTCTGATACTGATGAATATTATAATAACATTAACAAACGTATGAAGGAGTATTTCCCTCAGAAATTTGC